TAAAGGGCAAGATAAAAGAAATTCAAGCCCAAGCTTATGTTGCAGTTAAAGAAGTTGAACAAGAAATTCAAGATTTATTGGCGCTGGCTGCACCGAAAGGAGAAGATAATGACCTTCCGTCCTGAGTTCCCCAGCGTCCTCGACTCCACGATAGTCGCCGCGTTTCGCAGCTGCCCACAAAAGGCCTATCGTGAATTCTTTGAGCACTATAAACACACCGGTCGAAATGTCCACCTTGTCGCCGGAGCCGCCTACGCCCGTGGTCTCGAAGTCGCCCGGCTTGCCTACTTCACCGAAGGGCGTTCTGCCCAAGACGCAATTTCCCTCGGCGGCGGAGCCCTGCTCAAGGAATACGGAGACTTCGAGTGTCCCGCTGATTCCGCGAAATCCGCCGAGCGCACTCTCGGAGCCCTCGAATTCTACTTCGACCGTTATCCTCTCGAAACGGACAAGGCCGTTCCGATTGAACTTCCCGGCGGTCGCCGTGGGATTGAGCTCTCTTTCGCGGAGCCACTCGAAATAAACCATCCAGTCACGGGTGATCCATTAATCTATTGTGGCAGGCTTGATCAAGCAGTTCACTTCGAGAACATGGTCTTGGGAGAGGACGACAAAACCACTAGTTCCCTCGGCGCGTCGTGGCCTACGCAATGGGACTTGCGGTCACAGTTCACCGGCTACGTATGGGGCATGGGAAGAATAGGTGTCAAGCTCAACGGCTTCCTGATTCGTGGGGTCTCCATCCTCAAGACCAAGTATGACACTATGCAAGCTATCACCTATCGTCCTGAGTGGCAACTGGATCGGTGGGAGAAGCAATTATATCGTGATATCAAGCGCATGCTTGTGTGTTGGGAAGAGGGGTATTTCGATTATAACCTTGACCACGCTTGCGCGGAGTACGGTGGGTGTATGTTCCGAAATGTCTGTCTTGCGAAACAGCCCGAGCAACTTCTCGCGGTGCAATACGAACGCAGACAGTGGGACCCTCTCAAGCGTGTTGAGATTCCACGAGGCGAAGCATGAACCCTAATAACCCCAACGCCATTCTCGTCCGCCAGTCCACAGGCACCGGCCTCTGGGAAGTCATCCACGGAAATGACCTTGTTCATACAAATGTGACCAAGAACAACGCGTGGAATTTCGCTAAGGACTACGCGGAGGGGCTCCCCGGCGCGGTGGTCTCACTCGTAGAGGATCGTCGTCATGTCTAATAAAGAAGAATGCCCGCACGGAACTCCTTACCGCTATCCCTGTGAACAGTGCGCCTTGCAATCTGAGCAGGAAGTTCCAGCGGGGCAGGTCAATGCGGCAGGGCACGCATGGAAGAAACGACGCATGGCGAACGTCCCATATGGACACGACAACGGAATGCGAGTGATCGGTTTCATTGTCCTGGTAGAGGAATCGCCGCCCACTGGTCTGATAGACAAGGCGCTTGAAAAGATCATTGGTGCTACTGCCATTCCTACAGCCCTATCGCAGTCGAGTATGGGAGGGGGTGGAGAAATATTGCAGCAATGGGTGTGTAGCCCCATGCGCGCAATGGCCGAAGCATTCAGATAGCAATCAAGAAACGGAGTCCGAAGCGATGAGTTATCAAATACCGTGGTGGGCGAGGCTTGGCTACTGGATTGCCAACCTGTTTAGGAGGAAGAAATGATCGCAACAGCATTTCTTGTGGGATTTGGTGTCGGTCTGCTTGTTATGCTGGCAATCATTATTATTGGGGATTAAATGATAAAGCCTGAAATACGCGCCAGAATCCCTGTTAAACGGATTGTGGCTAAGTACGCCAAGACGAAGAATGAACAAGTAAGGATGCGTCGGGCGTGTCTAGCGGTTATCGGGGCCTGCCGATGGAAAGGAACAATCAAATGAGCAAACTAACCGACCAGCAGTGCGACTTGCTGAAAATCATCGAAACACTAAGAGAGGAACTTGATCTTCTTGGGGCCTCTTTTGGGGCCACGTCGCCGTTTGGTCATGCCGCTAACTCTGTGTGGAATCGCCTACAGAGCAGCAAAGAGTTAATTAACGCAGCCATCGCCATACTCCGTGACCACGCTACGCCGCAACAACGGGGTAGCCACTACACACCAGAACATATGCAGCGATTGGCCAACGCCCTCAAGCCCTCCTCCCCAGCGCAGGAAGGACTGGCGGAGGAAATTGAGCGTATGAACTTAATTGGATGGGTAGCTAGCTGGGCGATGAAGAATGATGTAGCTCTGTCAGTCGAGGCGCGCAATGAGCTAATCGCCGCCCTCCGGAGCCGCCCATGACCGCCCATGCTAAGCAGAGCGCGTGGGCGATTGTTGGGCCGAACGAAGAAATTATTGTTCCTACGGTTTCTCGCTACGAGCGTCAAAGTTGGTGGAATCTAATTGTCTCTGGCTCGTCCATGATTGAGTCAGAGTTTCAGACGCGCATTGAACAACTCAAGGCGATGGGTCATACCTGCATCCCCGTTACCATAATCCCCGAGCAGGAGGCGAAGGATGGTCGCGCAGGGCCTTACATAAAGGTTCGCGCAGAATGGTTTAGGCAACATCGACCCGAGCTTCCAGATCACGCCTGTGCAGAGTGTGTTCCAAATTCTGAATTAATTCAGCCTGGATTCAAGTGCTACTACCACGAATCTATCGCCGCGCTATCTGCGAAGGGGGGAAAGTGAGCGAACCAGTCACAACGAAAGACGATCTTATTGTCATACTCAGTAAATTCAGAGCGCGCGACGAAAACGCTCTAAAGGAGTTGCAATGGAATGGTGGTGGGATAGAGGCCCACTTGGCTTTTGTATCTGGCCGGGCAGAAGATACCGCCGCATTGCTCTGTGCTGTCATTAGGTATCTCACACAGGAGCCGATATGAGCGACACCAAGCAGCCGACGCCGAGGACGGACGAACGAGCGACAAATACAGATTACATTCGCGCCGACTTCGCCCGCACCCTCGAAAGAGAACTCGCTGCGGCGCTGGCGGAGCGGGATGCGCTGAATAATGAATGGAACGAGAGATATTGCAGAATGCAGGAAGTAGAAGAACGGCTAACAAGAAACACCCAAGACTTGGCAGAACTCCAGATAAAAGCCGAATCCGCTCTTTCGCAGGCGCGGGAGACAGCGCTTCGTGGCGTACTGGAGGCGATTGGTAGCGGCATGGCCGATGCGCCCGATGTCAGGCAATGGATTGAAGCGGCCCTCAAGGACTCAGCCAAATGACCTCCTTCACCCAAGAGTGGAATCTCAACAAGACCCTCCGTGATCTTCGCCTCGCTATAAACATTCTCAACCGCGCAGACAAACGCCGTGGAGAAGCCATCATCCCCCTCAACCTCAAAGACGCCCTCTCACATCGAGAGCTTTGGCGCTTATACGGGGCTCTCAAGCGAATCGAGAAGCGCCACGAGAAAGAACTCGCTTCTCCGCGTCAGAGTAAGATTCTCTCCCGCATCAAGAAGTCCGGTCTCACCAAAAGCGCCATCTACTATCGCATGCACACAAAGGGAATGACGTTTGAAGAAGCCCTCTCCACTCCTCGCATGATTGTGAAAAAGAACTTGGGAACTAAATCCCCGAAACCCGGTCAAACAGTCTCCTCGGAGGGGGAATGTTCGTCCAAACTGTAATCATCGGAAGAACCACGTATCCACCACAAGTACGAAGAACCGTTTGGAACGTAGACCGTGGATGCCTTGTATCTTATGCTTGGTTTTGCCCCTGTTGCGCGGATATTTGGGCAAGAGCTGTTTTAGCTGGTGTACCGAATTTTCAAGTACTAACGCATCCATGTGAAAAGCATTTACTTCCTTGGGGGTGGATGTCACAGTTACCAGGGTCAGTATTGTTATCGTGGGATCAAGATTTTACCAACGCCCTACCTAGAGAAATTTGGGCGAGGGAATTCAACTTGCATTATAAACTGATAACTGAAGGAGCTCGAGATTATGGATGGCAAAAGTAGTACGATTGAAGGTGACATTCCTGGGCCAAAGATCTTGTTAATCGGGCCAACAGGCACGGGAAAGACACACGCCCTTGGCACTCTCGTCGATTGGGCACAGGCCCACAACAAGGAAGTCTTCGCCCTGTTCACCGAGGCGAGTGTAGATGTACTCCTCGGGTATTGGAGGGACAGTGGAAAGGAAGTCCCCTCGTGTCTCCACTGGCACAGTGCTTACACCAAGCCCATTGACCTCACCGCCTTGATCAAGGGCGCAGACAACGTAGGCAAGATGTCTTATGAAGTTCTCACAAAGATGAGTGATCCTGACCGTGCGAAGAACAATGCGTTCTTCAAGATTCTCTCCGCATGTTCCGACTTTCCAGATGACCGAAGTGGAAAGAAATTCGGCTCCCTTGACTCGTTCGGGCCAGATAAAATCTTCATCCTCGACTCGTTAAGTGAACTCGCCAACGCCGCGTTCAAGATGGTCATCGGTTCAAAGCCCACGGCTTCTATGCCCGATTATATGGTGGCACAGAATAATCTCATGAATTTCATCCGCTTGCTTACTCAGGGTGTTCGTTGCACCGTCGCTGTTACGGGCCACGTATCCCGCGAGAAGGACGAAATTACCGGAGGGACGAAGCTTACAGTCATGTCTATCGGTTCCGCCCTATCCACTCAAATCCCCCCACTGTTCTCCGAAGTAATCATGACCAATCGCGAGGGAGACAAGTTCACCTGGGACACCGCGACATTCGGAGCTGATCTCAAGACTCGTTCCCTCGGTTATCGGTCGAAGATAGAACCGGATTTCGCGCAGATAATGGATACGTGGATTAAGAGGGGTGGGAAATGAGCAAGAAATCCCGGACAACAATTTTCCTCCGCGTCAAGATCCCGGTACCTCTCGGCTCCAATGCTCAAGCCGTAATACAATACGTTCGTGATGCAGTCGGAGGGTATAAAACTCAATTCGACGCACAAGACCCCCTATTCAATCTCCAGCGAGAGGAAATAACCGTCTCCCTCGAGAAGAAAGAAACCGTCTACTTTTAAATTCACCCGTCAGTCGCCGTCGGGAACAACGGTGGCATAAACTAAACTATGAGGTATTACAATGAGTGCATTTGATCCTGCAATGTTTCTTGATGCAACGCAGTCTGAAGTCAACGAAAAGCGCCCTCCTCTTCCCGAGGAAAATCCCGCCAGCTCCGACGGTTACTACATCGCTATCGTTGGAGATATCACACCCAAGTCCGGCACCATCGGCAAGGGAGAACGCGCAGGCCAGCCTTGGGTGGGAATGTCTATCCCCCTCAAGATCGAAGTCCCCGCGCAACTCCGCGAGTCGTTGAAGCTTCCCCCTGTCGTCACCCTTACCGACAACGCCTTCCTCGACCTCACAGTCGAAGGCAACGTGGACAACTCCCCGGGGAAGAATCGCGCGCAGAAATACTACCGCGAGGCGGTGGATAAGAACAAGCCGGGCGATACGTTTGCCTGGAGGATGCTCACCGGCCAAGCCGTCAAGGTGAAGGTCAAACACGAAATCTACAACGAAGCTGTTGTGGAAAAAGTCGGCGGAATCTTCCGCGCGTAGTCGTGACTTGTCCTCGAGGGGCTCCGGCCTCTCGGGGGTTTAACAATAAGAGGGAGTACCTGTGAAACGCTTCATCGCCATTAACCAAATCAAGATCTCCGACAACCGCCAACGAAGGGAATTTAAAGAAGATGAACTCCGCCAGTTATCCGACTCTATCCAAACCCACGGCCTCTTCCACGCGATCACTCTCCGCATCGAAGGCGATCATTATGTGCTTGTGTCTGGCGAGCGTCGGTTGCGTGCCATTACCGACCTTTACGAACTCGGCGGGAAGTTCAACTACGACGGGGAAAGCGTTATCCCCGGCTGTATCCCCTATGTCACTCTAGGAGAACTCGATGCCATCGCCCGGGAAGAAGCCGAGCTCGAAGAGAACATCCGGCGGGTTGATCTCTCATGGAGTGAAGCCGCGGCAGCAACTTCGCGCCTTGCAGACTTACGTAAGAGAATCGCTGTCCGAGACAATCTCCCTACTCCAACCACTACCGACCTTACCGTTGAGGTTAAGGGGAATCTCACAGGAGGGGGTCATGAAGCAACGCGCCGCCAACTCATCGTTGCCGAGCACCTTCACGATCCCGAAGTCAAGGCCGCCAAGACCCTCGACGACGCTTGGAAAGTACTCAAAAAGAAAGAAGATATCAAACGCAACGAAACCCTCGCAGCGGAAGTCGGGCGAACCTTCACCGCAGATGTTCACAAACTCTACAACGAAAACTCCTGCGAGTGGCTCAAACGATGCTCCGCCGAGCGATTCGATGTAGTGCTTACTGACCCCCCTTATGGTATGGGCGCGGATAAGTTCGGGGACTCCGGCGGAATGGCTGAGGGCGCGCATGGGTACACCGACTCGCGGGAATACTTCGTTAAGTTGATGGAGACCTTTTGTTACCACTCGTTCCGTGTAGCAAAATCTCAAGCCCACGCCTACGTGTTCTGTGACATAGACAATTTCTTCGACCTTCGCCTATGGATGACCGAAGCCGGATGGGATGTATTCCGCACTCCCCTAATCTGGCACAAGCCCACAGCCATCCGTGCTCCGTGGCCTTTCTCCGGCCCCTATCGTCGGTATGAAACGATCCTCTTCGCCAAGAAGGGCGACCGCTCTGTGAACAAGCTCTACCCCGACGTTTTATCCTACCCCTCCGACGACAATCGAGGCCATCATGCACAGAAGCCTGTTGCATTATTCGACGATTTACTCCGCCGGAGTGTCAGGCCTGGCGATATTGTTCTTGACCCATTTTGTGGCAGCGGGCCAATCTTTCCTGCGTGTCACAATCTTAAGTGCGCTGCTGTGGGGATTGAGTTGGATAGTTCCGCTTATGCTATCTCTATCAAGCGCATCGAGGAACTCAGACAACAACCTGAATTAGCGGGGCTGTGAGATGAAAATTATCCCTTTAACAATTAGAGCAGACCTTGCGGAAGAATCTTTAGACGAAGCTTTAAAACAGCTACAACAACAAGAACCACTTGGTGTAGTTGTTTTAATGACAGGAACCAAGTTGTCTTTTACTGGAAGTGTTTTAGCGGATAATAGAAAAGAGTTTCCACTTATTATTTATTGTTTAAACCGCGAGTTCGTTGATGAAAAATGGTTAGTAATTGGGAATAATTTTGCTGTAGAAAGTGAGTGATAGCATGAAAGTAATGGGGAGTGGCCCTATCCCTTCTCGGCTTATGATAGTCGGGGAGGCTCCGGGGGCTGACGAGGAAAGAGAGGGAACCCCCTTCGTCGGAGCGAGTGGCGCGGAACTCAACCGCATGCTTCACGAGGCGGGGATACTTCGGACGGAAGCTTATGTGACTAATGTAGTCAAGTACCGTCCACCGAACAATGATCTCTCGCTATTCATAGCTACAAAGAAAAAAGACATAACCTCGAAGCATGTTAAGCTCAGGGATAAATACGTCCTCCCTGTAGTTGAAGAAGGCTTTCAGGAACTCCTAGCTGAGATTGAAATGGTCCAGCCCAATGTGATTATCACCGTTGGCAACCTCTCAACGTGGGCATTAACAGGACAGTGGGGTGTGCTTAAGTGGCGCGGTAGTCAGCTCTATCGTGATAACTATTGGGGGCATGATATTAGAAGGCTGCCTCCAACGATGAACACTATGTTTCATCCAAAAGTCATCCCCACTATCCACCCCGCCGCTATCCTCCGCGAGTGGTCGAACCGCCCTCTCGTCGTCGCCGATCTTCGCCGTGCCAAGAAGGAGCTATCCTCCCGTGAGTACACTAACAAACCCGCGTGGAACTTTCAGATCCGTCCCTCGTTCAACCAGGTCCTCGAGGTATTCAATGAATTGTCTGCTAGAGCGCAGGATAACACTGTTTGGCTCGATTTTGATATTGAGACTAGAGCAGGACACATCGCTTGTGTCGGGATATCGTGGTCGCCTGTGGATGGAATATCAGTACCATTTATGTGTGTCGAGAATAAATCTGGGTACTGGTCAATGGAGGAAGAGACTCAAATTGTTCACATGTTTTGGAAGCTTACCACCCACTCCAATGTAAAGTGTCGGTGGCAGAACGGACTGTTCGACGCGCAGTATATTTATAGGCACTGGCACTTCATTCCGAATCACGGGCAGGATACGATGATCTCGGCGCATAGCTTGTTCTGTGCTCTGCCCAAAGGTTTATCCTTCCTTGCCTCGTTGTATTGTGACTATTATGTCTACTGGAAAGACGAGGGTAAGACGTGGGCGAAGAACATAGGCGAAGATCAATTATGGGGATACAATCTCCAGGATTGCGTCTACACCCGCGGAGCCGGGGAGACTCTCCTCAAGTCCCTCGACGCGATGGGGATGAGCGAAGTAGACAAGTTCCAACAATCCCTGTTCATGCCCGTGCTCAAGGCCATGATTCGAGGCGTTCGCATACGTGAAGATATCTCCGCGAAGATGGCAATGGAAATTCAGGAAGAGTTATCAAAGCGCGAAGCGTTCCTCTACAACACCCTCGGCCACTCAATCAACGTAAGTTCCTCGCTCCAGATGCAGAACCTGTTCTATGAGGACTTAAAACAGAAACCTATCCTCAAGCGAAACAAGTGGGGTGGCATGTCCCCCACCTGCGACGACGACGCACTCAACAAGATCGCTGCCCGTGAACCTATCCTCAAGCCAATAACTAACGCCATCCAAGACATTCGCACCTTGGGTAAATTCCTCAACGACTTCGTTCTTATGAAAAGGGACTATGATGGAAGAATGCGCTGTTCGTTTAACATTGCAGGGGATGCTGCTGGAAAGTCCGCGCCATACTCCTATCGTCTTTCATCAGGTAAAAATCCCTTTGGTGGCGGAGGTAATCTTCAAACAATCCCCTCTGACAAATCGAAGTCATCTGGCAAAATGGCAGCAAGAGGATCTGTTGACTTTGACCTGCCAAACATTAGGTCCATCTATGGCCCCGATCCAGGATTCACATTCTTCGATATGGACTTGGATAGGGCGGACCTCCAAGTTTTCTGTTGGGAAATAAACGATGCGATACTTAAAACAGCCCTTAAAGTGGGTTGCGATATACACCTTCTTAATGTGTATCTATTGGATGGCCAAGAGCCTCCTCCACTAGAAGAACTTGTCGAGGGGCACCCCAAGTATTGGGACCATCGCGGCCCCCGCAAGCACAAGCGAGAATTCGCCAAGGTCTTTTGCCACGCAACGGATTACTTGGGAAGTGCTCGAACCGTCGCTGCACACACCGGGCGCTCCGTTCACGAGACGGAAGTGGCGCAGAAAAAATACCTCGCCTTACACCCCAACATCAAGCCATATTGGGAAGAGCTCGACGCGCAGATAAAGAAGCGTAGATACGTTGAGAACAAATTCGGCTATCGTTGGTATATCTTCGACCGACTTGATGACATACTCCCCGAAGCCGTGGCTTGGATTCCACAGTCAACTGTCGGCGGAGTAATCAACCGAGCATGGAAGGCCTTCGATGAGAACATTCCTGAGCTGCAGGTTCTCCTCCAGGTTCACGACTCCCTCGCGGGTCAGTTCCCAACACACAGAAAACAAACAATCTTACCACAAATGGAACAATTATCGAAGATAGTTATCCCCTACGACGACCCTCTGGTAATCCCTACGGGGATTAAGACTAGTGAAGTCTCGTGGGGAGACTGCTCATGACCCATGTTATTTATTGCTGTAACTGTAAATGGTCTAGAACTTTCATAGAAATGCAGATAGGGTATAAACCAGAATGCCCTGTTTGTTGCTCTGCACTTAGCTTCATTCGTACACAGAATGATAGTGAAGAAGAACTTCAAGCATTAAAACGTCTGTGCAAAGAGCGAGGGCTAAATGCCCCGTAAGCTTGAAAACTGGATCACTTCGTATCTTGAGTACGCGTGTGTTCTCGAAGCCCCGAAGCGGATGCACTTCTGGTCGTCGGTCTCCGCCATCGCTGGGAGTGTACGACGCAAGGTCTGGATAGACATGCGAAGGTTCTGTTGGTATCCTTCCTTCTACATCCTCTTCGTCGCACCCCCCGGCATCGTCGCCAAGTCCACCACCGCCGACGTATCCATGTCCCTGCTCAAGGAAGTCCCCGGCATCAAGTTCGGGCCGAATTCGATAACATGGCAAGCTCTCGTCACCGCGTTCGCGGCTGCGTCGGAGGCGTTCCTCTACCCTGATGGCCCGATGGGGGAACAGCATCCAATGTCACCACTCACCTTCTCCGCAGCGGAGTTCGGCAGCCTCGTCAATCTTCAAGATAGGGACATGGTGAACCTCCTCATTGAACTTTGGGACGGAAAGAAATCCTACGAGAAGATCACCAAAACATCGGGGAATGATTCCATAGCCGCCCCGTGGATCAATTTAATCGGGTGTACGACGCCGCATTGGATCGCAGATAACATGCCGGCGGCCACCATTGGCGGTGGGCTGTCATCGCGTTGTGTGTTCATATACGCAGATGAAAAGGAACGATTCGTCGCTTACCCCGACGAGGTTATCGAGGACACGTTAGATATTAAATTGCGCTCGAATCTCGTTCATGACCTTGAGTATATATCCCAACTCAAAGGCCCCTTCACTATCTCCAAAGAAGCTCGCGATTGGGGCCGCGCTTGGTATGAGGATTTCTGGAAAGCTGCGAAGTCCCGAATGGATGATCAGATGCTTGAAGGCTATGCTGCACGAAAACAGACTCACATGCATAAGCTTGCTATGATTCTATCTATATCCGAGCGGGACAACCTGATTATCACCCGCGACAATCTTGAACTGGCCGAGACGATGCTCCGCGATCTCGAGAATGATATGCCTAAGGTATTCTCGAGAATTGGTCGCAGCGAAGTCTCCCTTCAAACAGAGCGCTTCATTGACTTCCTCAAGCGAAACAAAGAAGTCGAATACGGGAAGGCATACATGATGATTCACAATCACTTCCCGGACTTCCGGGACTTCGAAGGAATCCTCATGGGGGCCGTGCGCTCGGGGCAGGTTAAACTAGACTTGAGAATGGATGGGCAGCATCTAGTTTATGTGGGAAATTAACGTCAATTCGGAAATGGGAATAAACGTCAATGAACAACCAAGAAAAACCACGCACCCCTCGTAAGAACTCTCTCGAATATCTCATCTGCCACGGACTGAACTATTGTTGCCCGTTCGCCTTCTTCAAGCGCTTCCACGACAAGCCCACGGCCCTCATTGCTACTCGATTAGGAGTAACGCCGAGAGCCGTGCAATACGCTAGGGTTGATTTCGCGGACGGTTGCTTGAAATGTCCCTCCGCGAAGAACTGTTCCCTCAACCGATAGTTCGTTCCTCGACCGGAACTTCTCGTTCCACTATCTTTTGATTCGTCCGAGACTTTTGCCACCAGCTCCAGACAAACGTAGCGACAGTAATAACCGCCCCCGCAAGGGCTTGTTTATCCGCAGGCAGTGCCGCAATTATCGCTGCAGTGTCTACCCCCTTCGCTGCGTCACTAGTCGCCACGGCGCTCGCCCCTACAACCGTCGCCACCCATCGCACAGCCGTGCCAATTACCATCATTGCTAGTGGAGTCATTATTTAATTCCTTCATGAGTAAGAGAAAAATGATTGCCGTCATTAAAGCGACCGCCCCAAGTACCACCTATGCTCTCCCAGAATAATCCAAGAGGTTCATAGTCTTCTGTTTGTGTGAGATACACTCCACCTTTAAACAACATCAAGTCAATGGCGAGGCGCTTCTCATGTAGGGAGTTACGAATCCCCCCGGCCTTCCCGTTATTATCTATCTTCGTTGCGAGTAGATTAAACCGTGCTTTTGAGTCTCCAA